TTATTGTGCCGCAGCCGCTTTCTGGCGAAGTTGTCTCTTGCTTTTTGCCTTTGGATGAGGCGTAACATTCTGGACTTCACCCGGCTTTGAAATGAAACGGACAAAGGTTTCATGGCTGACGAACGTTGCGCCGCAATTGATATTCTGACATTGGTTATAGCGCTCCTTTGTTTGGCTTGAATGCTCAAAACTACTACGCGTATGCGCTGACTGACCACACAGAGGACACTTAATCATATTGTTCACCTTTCTTAAAATAACACCATCTCGTCTGGTGAACAATATACCAAAGATCTCATATTGAGATCAAGCATTTATTTTAGCTCTCCATTTTGGTCTAACCCGCATTAGTTTTGATTTCGATATCATCAATTTTAATTTCAAGATCCAGTGATGTCGTGAAACCACTGTCATTCAGGTTATGCGTCACTTTAACTATCGTCCAATTCGTTCCATCAATCTCCGGTTTAAACCCCTTTAACTGAATGGGTGTTTCAGGATAAATGTCAGCACGTCCTTTCGCCAGGGTGATCGAGAATTGTGCAGCCCCTCGCTGTATTGTTTCCCAGGCAGCTTTGGCGGCACGTTCCGCATTTTCCTTGTTAGCATAAATGCGGGAAAGCGTCAGAACATTCTCCTGCGATCCTGCCAGGTAATGGCCAGATTCTTGCTGTGCCGTTGTCGTTTGGTGAGATTCAGTCGTGGTCTCCTTGTGTTCTTTAGCAGACAGGCTTCCCTTGATATCAATATGTCCGTTATGGTCGTTTTTTCGTTCACGTTCCTTTTGCCCTTTTTCAAGGTAATCGGTCTTTACCGGCTTAGCCAGGTTCACACCACGAGCCGGCTCATTTTTTTGATCTTTTTCCTTTTTAAAGAGTAAAAACGTTTTTTTCGTGGCTGGCGCTTTCACGTTTGGATTCGGAGAAGAACGCGAACTTTTTTGAGGAACATCCTTGCCTAAGGATTTTTTTTCGCCACTGTGATATTCAACGACAATTTCAGCTTCTCCGCTCTTTGATTCAACCCGACTCAATTTAACTGTCTGTTTAGTCGCGGTGCGCGTATCCTGCCACTGAGCAACAACCCCCGTATAAGCTTCACGATCAGACAGGGAAAACCGATGGCTATCCCCTGATTCACGCGTGATCGTCACCCGTTGAATAGCCTGACCACTCGCCGTTTTATTTTGTCCTTGCCGAATAAACAACAACTCACCATTTTTGACAGACACCACTGCCCCTTCCTGCTTTGCGATACGAGTCAGGAAGCTCACATCAGATTCATTCGTCTGATCGATGTGCATAGTGATATTTTTCAGTTCATCACTGATTTTAAATTGCAATTTATTTCTCGCAGCAACCGTACTCACAATGTTTTCTAGCGTCTGTTTATGGTAGGAGATCTCGCGTTTCACATTCAGATCACCACGAAAATCCGCACTTCGAGCACGAATCGTCAACCGATCGGGCGCGCCAGTGTGCTCGATTTCATCAACAACAAACGTTCCCTTTGGCGTTAAGGAGTGGCCATGCCACCCCAGTCCCAATGTGAGAATATCGCCTCTGAGAGGTAATTTCAGCATGCCATCTGCATCATTCAATTCAATATCAAGTTGGTCTGATTCCAGACCACGATTATCCGTCAGCGTTAACGACATCAACCGTGCTTGGATCTTTCCACTGATATCCGTATTATTGATTTCCAAACTAAAAGTGGGTTGACTGTTTTTTCCAGTCACCAAGTCAAATTGGGGAATCCAATCCGTGCTCGGTAGCCATTTTTCAAAATCGCTCATGAAAATACTCCTTTGACGCTATCAACAACCTCCTCTTTGAAATCAGAAAGTTTCTTCGACCAATTAGGCAAATCGTTTTTAATATCAGAAAGTTGCGTCTGCAAATCTCCTAACATTTCAAACAGATTGTTATCAACCCGCCGCAAGGTCAGCGTAAAACTGATTTTTCGGGCAGCACCACCTGACATAAATTCCGTCTTTGTCTCATCAATGCTTTCGATCACGAACATGCCATAAATCATCCCCCGACCATCAATAAAAGACCACGCTTTGCCACTGTCCGCCATGAATGTCAGTACTGTCAGGGAAAGCGATCCGCCCGTCAGTTCAGGGTAAAGCTCACCTGATAGCGTGATCGTATCGTTATCCGAACCAATAAATTGCCATGCAGGCCGCGCGCCCACACGGCTGTTGAAAGCATGTCGCCAACTCTGTTTATACTGAAAAGTCTGATATGGCGTTGTTTTCAACATAAAAACAAATAAACCAAGTGCAGCCATCATGAGAAATCATCTCCTCTGTCAGAAAGTGAGCTACGCATACGCGCCTGGTGCATACGTTCTCGTTGTTCCAGTTCCTGTCTGACCACACGAGCAATATCCTGAGCGGATTGCCCTTGGGCACCGTAGACATAAATGTTATATTGCGGCGCGCTACCATATTGTGGTGGTAAGCTGCGTTCCCTCTTAGCTTGAACCGCCTCATAGGTGTGAATAGGTAAACTTTGCGGATGCAGTGGTACATCTTGTGCCGCAACAGGTAAAGACATTGCACTGACAGCAACCCCCAGAGCAGCATATTTCGCCGTATTTTTCCGACTGATAATATTTGCCGAGCCACTCACCATTTCAGGACCACGCTCACCGACAATGCCAAATTCTCCAGCTGAAATAACACCGCCTGTATCGTATAGCCCAATCTGCTTCGTTTTTTCACTGGTTGCGCTTTTGGTGATTTCCGATGATGTTTTTATAACAACTTCTTTTTTATCATTACCTGACCACCACGATGTGAAAAGGTCAGTAATAGCGGAAATATTATTTTTTAACGCTGTCCATTTTTCTTGGATCCCCGTTAATAAACTGTCGATCATGGCTGATCCAGCCGCTTTTAATTTTTCTGGAATCGCTTCAACATCATTAACAATTTCATCCCATCGGTCTGAAACAGATTTTTTAACACTCTCCCAAATTTCAGCGGTATTCTGTTTAACAGATTCCCAGGCACCACTGATGGTCGTTTTAATCATTTCCCAGACTTCTGAGGCACTTTGTTTAATCATCTCCCAGTTTTGGGATATAACACCGATTAAGCCGCCACTCATGAAATAATTTTTAAGACCTTCCCATGCCGTACTGGCAAGGTTTTTAATTCCTTCCCATGCATGACTAAAGATATTTTTAACATTTTCCCACAAAGCAGTAAATTTTGGCCCTAATGATTCCCAATTCTGCCAGATATACACAGCAGCCATTGCGATAATACCCATAATGGCAAGAATTGGATTTGCCATCATAGCCCGGCCAACAAATATCATTGCCCGACCTAATACACTAAAAGCACTGCTTAAAAAAGATAAACTTTTTACACCAACACTGGCCAGAATATTAATTCCACGACCCAACACACCAAAAACTTTTTGGCCAATATTCCCTAATATGCTTAAACCCTTTCTTTGGTTTCCAAATGTATCTTTACCTCCTTTACTGGATAATAAATCAGCCCCTTTATTCATTGAGCCAAAAACCTGACCTCCGGTTTTACCAAAAAATTCCATGGCCGCGCTGAGTACTTCTAACGCTTTAGTGCCTAACTGCGCGAATGCCTTCAAACCCATGTTTAAATTTTCCAGTGCCTGAATACCTATTTTCGCAAATTTATTTATATTGGCTCTTAAATCTTCTAAGGCCTGAGCGCCAATTTTCGTAAAGACATCCAAAGGCGCAGTGAGTTTATTCAGCGCCTTAACACCCAACTGCACAAATGCATCCAGGGTGGATTTTAATTTGTCCACCGCCTCCGTACCCAACCGGGCAAAGACCTCCAAAGGGGATGTTAACTTATTCAGCGCCTGCACACCCAACTGCACAAATGCATCCAGGGTGGATTTTAATTTGTCCACCACCTCCGTACCCAACCGGGCAAAGGTATCCAAAGGGGACGTCAGCTTATTCAGCGCTTGAACCCCCAACTGCACAAATGCATCCAGGGTGGATTTTAATTTGTCCACCACCTCCGTACCCAACCGGGCAAAGGTATCCAGAGGGGACGTCAGCTTATTCAGCGCTTGAACCCCCAACTGCACAAATGCATCCAGGGTGGATTTTAATTTGTCCACCACCTCCGTACCCAACCGAGCAAAGGTATCCAGAGGGGATGTTAGCTTATTCAAAGCCTGCACACCCAACTGGACAAATGCGTCCAGGGTGGATTTTAATTTGTCTATTGCCTGAATGCCTATTTGTGCAAAAAAGTTCAAACTGGTTCTTAACTCAACAAATGCCAGCACGCCCAGTTGGGCAAAAAAGTTTAGACCAGCGCTTAATGCAGCAAACACCTGAATCCCTAATTGAGAAAAGAAGCTTAGATTCGCCCTTAATTCAACAAATGCCTGAACACCTAGTTGTGAAAATATATTTAAACTGCCCCTTAGAGATGCAAACGCTTTTATGCCTATACTACTGAAAATTTGGATATGACCAACCAGCATCTGAAATACGACTTTGACTGAACCCGTCGTTAATTGCAAAACTGCATTAATTTTATTCAGAATGCCAAATAAGATCGTTATCTTAGGATTGATATTAATCACCAATTTATCTAACAATGAAAAATTGTTAGTCATGTTCCCTGTGATGCCAAGATTAAATTCATTTTGTTTACTGGATGAATTTTCCTGTTTGGTAATCCGAGTTGTTTTAACAAGATGGGTTGATTGACTAGCGGCACTCACCTGCATTACTTTTGATGTATTTTGCCGCGCAGAGAAAGATTGTTTAATTGATTGATTATAAGCTTTCAGATCGGTGCGTATATGCGCAGTTTCCTGCGCATAACTCACAATCGGCCTTAAACTCTCAACGGTTTTATTGAATTTTTTGCACTGGTTATGAAGTTTATCAACCGAACCTACCAGCTTCTTTTGATGCTGTTGAAAAGATTTAAGGGAATTAGTCAGTTTACTAACGGTACTCAGTACCTTATCTAGCTGCGACTGTATATTACTCATTTTCTGCACCACTTCTTAAAATGGCTCGATGCCGCCAGTCCAATAATTCCGACAATAACATTTCATCAGTTACTGTCGGTGACCAGTGAAAAACGGTGGCGATATCGGCCACCAATTCATCAACCGTTAATCGTTCTGGGAATCGGACTTGACCGACTTCGGCAACAAAAAATTGACCACCTCCACACTGAGATTAATCAGATCACCAGGTGACATCATTATCAGGTCATTTTTGGTCAATGCAGGCGTGGTCACACGCGGCAGGACAAGCAGCATAGAATCCACATCCATTTCCAGCAGTGCCTGTAAACGTGCACCGCGCAATGCGCCACTATTCGGTTTGCGTACCACCACTTCTGTGATTTCGCCGTTAGCCCGCGTCAATGGTGCTTCCAGTTCAATAGTGCGCAGATCGTCATTTTGCGTGTTCAGTGTTTCTGTCATGGTTCAACCTTGTTTATCCGATGAAAAACCTGTCTCAACCGCGATGTTTTTTTCTCTCATGAGACAGGAAATAAGTTTTAAAAAAGCAAATGACTAAAAAAAGCGATTAAAAAAGACCGATAGCGCGGCGATGCTGCGCCAGACGATCGAAGCCCCCCACTTTCTCAACCATATTGATGGTGTCGATTTCAATCAGTTCTTCGCCATCCCATGTCAGTTTGAAATAAGTGTTTTTGGCCGTGATTTTGGTTTGAGTGTTATCACCTTGTTTATAAGTACCGTGATCGAACTCCTGGAAGCGGCCACGCATCACAACTTCAACGGCAACCACATCGCCAGTGTCTTCGCGCACGAAAGAGCCGGCAAAGCGCAACATAACGCCATCCGCTTGTGCGATACCCCACTGTTTGTACAGTTGAGCCTCGACACCGCCCAGCGTGAATTCAGCATCCAATGCACCTTCATCCAGCCCCATATCCACCATGGCACTGCCGTTCATGCCCGCACCACGATAAGCTTCCAATTTGCGGCTTAACTTAGGAAGCGTCAGTTCTTCCACGATCCCCTGATAATTGTTGCCATCATTGAACAAATTCAGGTACTTAAGTTTGCGAGGTAATGCCATCAGTTAGCCCCTTATTGATTGATACTTTTCGCGAAATCCATCAGATAACTATCTGTAATGCGCTGGCGTAACATCATGTTTTCCAGTGGTGGTACAGGTGTATAGTCATAATCGATGGTCAGTTTGCCGGCTTTCAGGGTGTCCTTATCATTAGACTTGTCGTCATACCAGCAACGACCATCAATGATGTAACCACCGGCTTTCAGTTCGCGAAACTTAGCATTGATCCCTTCGATAATGTCGCGCACCAGTGATGGCGTCAGCGGCTTATCGATAGCCCACATATGTGATTCCGCCATGGTGTCAGCCAAAACCTGAGCGGTACGGGTGTAGCTTTCAAACTGGAACAGTGGATCATCAGCACAAGTGCGTGAACCCCAGAAACGGAAACCATTTTTGCGGATCAATGTAGTGACACCACTTTTGTTCAGCAGATCAGCGTCAGTCGCGGTATCTTGCAGATCCCAGAACACATCGGCAGACAGACCCGTCACACCATTGACGCCCACGTTGGACAGCGTTTTGTGCCAACCTGTCTCTTCGTCGATCTTAGCGCGCAGACCCAGAGCACGAGCAGTTGCAAAAGCGATATCTTCGCTACTGGTCACGGTATCCCAACTCAGGAAATCCGGCCAAATCAGCATCAGCTCACGCTGATTGAAGTTGTCACGATACTTGATCACTTCAGAAATGTTTTTGCAGCCATAAGCGCTGACATAAGCCATTGCTTTCAGTTTCTGAGCAATGCTTGCCAGTTCAACAGCGACAGGCTTTGAATCCAGACCGGGAATAGCCAAAATACGCGGCTTAACACCGAGTTGGCTTTGCGCTGCTAGCAGTGCCTGCATACCGGTTTTCTTACCTTCATTGGTGACACCACCGATGAGGTTAGAAATGGTTTCTTCTTCCAATTCGCCCTCAGCCACACGGACAACAACCGTCACCGGCTGAGCCTGAGCTGCGATTGCTTTCAGTGATGCGGACAGCGTCCCTTTTTTCCCGGCCTTACCACTGGCGCTCATAACGTCAGTGATCAGAACTGGAGTGTTTAATGGAAATGTTTTTTCGTCTGCGTCAGGAGCAGTACCAACCATACCTACGATAGCCGTGCTAACAGTAGTGATGGTGCGCGTACCTTCATTGATTTCCTGTACACGGACGCCGTGATGATAATCTTGTGCCATATTAGCGGTTCTCCTGTTAAGGTGTGCCGATATATTGACGGATTAGTCAGGGGAAATCATTTGCTTGGGGATGTGTGGCAGAAGGTACAAAGGTGGTTTTATATTTTTATTAATAATCAATGTATTGAAATGGAATTTTCTTCATTTTGGCTTGTGTTGGGGGAAAAGAGAGAGTTTAGTTAGCGCACCCTGTCTTATCAAATAACATCCTCACGTTGATTATTTATCAACCCCAAAGCAGTTCAACGTTTATTCTTATCGGTATTATTCAGTGTGATTTTAACTTTTTGTTATTTTTTCATAGGTGAAAATAACCTATTTTTGGCATTTATCATCTGTTTTCAGTATATAGAGGATGGGATCTTAGCCGGATTGTAGAGATCTATAGATTGTAAAAAAACCTTCTATTTCATATTTTGCTTTCGCTGACAAAAAAGATAAGAAAAAACCAATTAATTAACGCAGACGCTGGCCGAAACAGCATCCGCGGCATATACAACCATGCACAATATCTTGATAAGTGCCGTGAAATGATGCAATGGTTCGCTGACTACATTGATGAGATATCGACCGCTACGACTACCTGAAAGAAAAGTGAGGGGATTGTAAAGAGGTGTGAAAGTAAGCTACTGCCATCATAGACGACAACCCAAACCCAAGCGTGATTGGAGGAATGGAGCGGGTAACTATAGGGCAACCGCATGAATGTTCAAATATCATCCAAACCGGAAAACCCTGCTTGTAATACCTGCTCCAAAAAGCCGATTTTCATCCAGGCTCGTTTACGTTTCATTCTGATACTTAATTTAGTCGTTTCTTTTTTTAACATATTTAACGCGACCCGTCTCAATATCGCGATGTTTTCCGCTGCATTTTTACGGTAAATTTTGCAGTCATCTTCCCGAAAGGAGACATCCAGTATCCAGTGAAGATTATTTTCGATCTGCCAGTGGCTACGTATGGCCTGAGCAAACTGTTCTTCTGTTAACTCTGCTGAACTGATGGCGTAACGGTATTCCAGGCTGGCGGATTTTCCTTTTTCTTGCCGGTATCCGACTGTCACGCCAACTGTTTTTAATTCAGGCCATTCCGGGAAATGGGCGACTAATGAACTCGCATCCATGACATGACTTTGCCTAATTTCAATACGTCCATGCCCCTGTTCTATGTGTACTTTTTCTCTTGTCAATGACCCGGAGAGTTGTCCCGCCAGTGCCTCCCTGACTACACGGTGGAGATTTTTCTGATTGTCTTTCACACTCAGCAAATAATCAGCGCCCGCCTCAATAATGTCCCGGACTATCTGGGTTTGACATCCCATTGCATCAATGGAAATGAGGGCGCCTTTCAGTTCCAATAACTTAATCAGTTTCAGGGATGGCAGTGATCTCATTTGACTTACTTTGTGTTCTGACCTGACCAATGACGAGTTGGTTTGCAGCGGCGTAAGCACTCACCATGTGGAGAGTTGAATAACGATCTTCACGATGATAAGAGCCACGCAATACTTTACCGTCGATCGCCACTAATTCCCCTTTGGTGAGTTGGTGAACAGAACGCATCCAGTTGATAAAACAGAGATTAAATTGTTCTGGTTTGATGCGAGAAAGGACCCGGGCAATGGTGTCATCAACAGGAACGCCTTCTTTGAACATACCTTGTTTAAGAAACCAGTCATGATGGCCTTCAGTATATTCCTGAATATCACTCCAGCCCTCCGCCCCCGCAATAATCGCGCAAAGGGTGGCAAACAAAATGTCAAATAAAGGATAGGCCACTTTGGCCGTCTGACGTGGGTCTTCGATATCGGAGAAATGGTCAGTGAAACTGTCAAGGTACATGGTATTGACTCTCAAAAGAGAGTATAAGATCACAGCTATTTACTCGAATCAACTTAATTTACCGTTGGCTAAAAAACATTCGCGATCTTGCCCTGCGGGTAACTATACTTCCATATCCCCAAAGATGGTAACAAAGTTACCTTATATGATAATAATATAGTAAAAAGCAAAATACGATGCTATTATCATATAAGCAATTAATAATTGATTATATATCACAAGCAACTAGTTGGAAAATAAATTATGCACAACCAAAATAAAAAATTCGCACTATTAAGATCTTGGAATCGTAAGCGAAACTATCTAATGAAAGATATAAGATATTATACCCGATTATTTATTGCAAAATTACTATGGGATAAAAATAAAAATAGTGACTTCAATATTAATTCAATAAAAACAATTTTATTATTACGCAATGAAGATAAGATAGGCGATATGGTAGTTGATACCATCTTACTAAAGGAGTTAAACAAAGCTGGATACATAGTCGATTTTTTAGCAACAGAAACTAATAGCATAGTATTAAAACACAACCCCTACGTCAGAAATATATTCATTGCCACACCTATTGATACAACGTCATTTATGCAAAACTTTCGGCATAATGTACCTGCTAAAACTATAGAAAAACTCAGAAACAACAAGTATGATTTAATCATTGATCCATCTCTTTTTAATACTCCAATTCATAGACTAATATTTTTTAAACAGTTAAATGTAAAATATGTGATTGGATTTAATAAAAATAAATGGCTAAACCATTATGATAAAAAAATCAATTTTGATTACAATGAAAATCACATAAAATTAACATATAAGCTAATCATGAACTCCTTAAATATAAGGATAAATGATGATGTTAGCTATGACTTACACTATCCAAATGAAATAGATTTAAATATAAAAGAATACCTTGATGAATTAAATTTACCATTAAGAAAAAGAAACATAATCATAAATACATTTGCAGGAAATAAAGATAGATGCCTTTCAATACATCAATTAAATAAAATTGTAAATATATTGAACGATACTTATAATGATATAAATATAATTTTTCTTGGCCATGAAAAACTCATTGATATGACTATGTTTGAAGGGGTTTATAGAAGCCCATTCGAATCATTATATCATACCATGTCTCTTATCTCTCAATCCGATCTTATAATATCACCTGATACATCCATTGTTCATATAGCCGCCGCTTATAAAAAACCATTAATTGCAATTTATCAGGATATTAAATCGAATAATACATTATGGGGACCTGGATATAATGAGGCTATTCAAATATTAGTACCGAAGGGACGATTGCACGAAAATAATGATATTGATTCAATTATCATTGAATCTGTAAAAAAAATATTTCCATTCTAAGACCCCCCAGTAGGTTTTTTTCTCTGCCTACTGGGAAAATATTTTTTATTACTAAAATAGAAATTCAATCCCAAATATCTATACCTCCTAAATGGGTATTTGTCCTCGTATATACGACACGCACTGTACGTCTACCATCACCCAATGTTAGTTGTATTGATCCCTGCTACCCAAAGTGACTGTAACAACATATCCATCTGCTGGGATTATGGTTTGTGACGCTCCCAAATTTTCTGTACTACGAACCCACATCACTTTTCCCCTGTAATCTACACCTAAATTTGCCCGTTCTCCATCATCCAATCGAACACCGGTTAAAATTGTTCTGGGGTATTTATTTTCAAATACTAAATACCGATTATCACTCTCCGTTCTGGTATAACACTCCCCTCTGACCGCATAATTCCCCGCTGGCTGATAATTTCCAGCAGGCTGGTGTTACCACGTGACTGATACCGCCCATCTGATTCGCCTCTGGTATAACTTTCCCCACGGATGGCGTAATTGCCAGCTGGCGCATAGTTGCCTTTGGGTTGATAACGACCGTCACTTTCGTTCTTTGAGTAGCTGTAACCGGCGGTCAAGTAATTCCCCTTCAGCTGAAAACGCTGATTGGATTCTTCCTTGTTATACGTCCCAACATCACCTGCGTTCAGTGAAATATCCGCATTCAGTGCCTTGCCATTCACCTGACGCCCTACCGGTACACGACCATTCGCATTATGATTCGCCATATTCGCAAAGTCATGCGCCGCTTTTACTGCTTTGGGTGATGGTGGCTATAGACTCTTAATTGAGCGTCAGTTAGCACATATTGACCGTAACAGTATCCGTGGCTATACAACCACGCACAGTATCTTGATAAGCGCCGTGAAATGATGTAATGGTTCGCTGACTATATTGACAGGATATCGGGGACAAAACGACTTAACCCTTTATTTCTAGCTCACTCTTTTGTACGCACCTCTTCGAGAATCACAAAAAAATGACATTTGCAATATATTTATTTTTATCTTGAAAATCAATTTACTATGTGTATTTTATAAAGAAAATCAGGTGTGAGATGTCTCAAAAAAGACAGAAATAATAGAGAATATTCACGCCTTAAGATATACTCCTCCTTGAGAGTTATCAATTTGATAACACGGATTCATTGGAGGTTTCTATGTTTTGCGAAATAAAAGTAGCCCAAATGGCTGCGTACCTGCTATCAAAAGGTGGCGGGCGCATGGCATACCTGAAACTCATGAAGCTCATGTATCTATCTGACAGGGAGCATATGAGGAAATATGGGGAGCCAATCAGTGGTGACCGTATGGTCTCTATGCCTCACGGGCCCGTACTTTCATATTCACTCGATTTAATGAATGGCTCTAGCCAAGGTTCAGATGAGGGCTGGGGAAGGTGGATTGCTGGCGCTAGCGATTATGAACTAGAGACAAAGCTACCATCAGTTGAGCGCGATGAATATGACGAATTAACAGATGCTGAGCTTGCTGTTCTGAATGGCGTTTATTCAGAATACGGTCACATGACAAAATGGCAGATAAGGGACTACACACACTTGCATTGCCCTGAGTGGATCGATCCTCACGGTGGTTCATACCCGATCGACCCAAGAAACGTTTTCCTTGCCCTTGGAAAATCGAATGAAGTTGCGATACAACTTGCAAACAGAATGCGAGAACAAAACGAACTGGATCGGGTTATTAGTGGATTAGTATGACAATTAACTTTGCACCTGTTAAAAAGGGAACCATAATGTTACTTACGGGTGCGAAGGAACATTTGTTCTTTATTTGTAGTGATCCCGTGCTTTACCCTCAACTTATCAAAGAATGTTTTCTTGCTGTTAATTTAACCACTATTTACCCCGATATTGAATATGACAACACCTGTATTTTAAGTGTTGGCGATCATCCTTTTGTAAAGCATGATAGTTATATTCTTTATAAAAAAGCTGAGATACTGGGAGTTGATACAGTGACAAGTCAAGTCATTGCTGGTGATATCAGAGTATCAGAGCCCTGCCGTAATGATGTGTTTGATAGAATACTGAACGGATTTAATACTTCCCCTCACGTAAAGCCCAAAGTAAGAAAGTTCTACACTAAATATTGCGTTTAATTTTAATATTGCACTTATTCAATACCATTAAATGATACCTATCATCAAAGAGCTATTACCAAAGTGATGACCTCAGAAGAATCAATGTGTTAGGTAACCGACTCGAAATAATCGGTGCAGCCATTTTGGGCTTCTTAAACTCAAAGAATCCCTGTAGTAACCCCACTAATGACGCAATGTGTGCTGGCTGTATTGACAGGATGCCGTGGATTTAACACCATGCAAATGTCCGAGGTTAAAGATATACTCTATTCTTCAACTCCGAATAATAAATATCTAAAACTTGATCACAAAATATAAAGAGATGGCCGTGATAAATAAAATTATTGATAAAATTCAGAATGGCAAAAAGTATAATGTACTGATATTATTGGCATTAGTATCTATCATTCATCACTCTTTTAGCTTTGCTTTTAAACCGGTTTATGCTGTATCTACCCTATGCATTCTAGTCTTGATTAATCCGTATACGTTTTTTTATAAAGCGGTTATTTTGTTCTTATCTATTTGTTCTGCAATATATTTCCCGATATCTTCTATCTATGGCTCACCTAATTTTAATACTATACTGTCATTATTTTATACAAACAAAACCGAAGCGAAGGAATTTTTATTTAACCTTCCTTTCCGGTATTTAGTTATTTCTCTTATTATTCTTGCAACCGGATATATTGCATCGAAATTTACTATCAGTACGCCACGGCCGGTCAAAATATCTGCATTATTTGTATTTATATTAACTACTGCCTATGCTCCCGCAAAAGCATACTTTTCCGGTAAGGATATTACCATTACATCTTTTGAAATACGTGAATTACGATTCTTTAATGAGATTATTGAATCCATTAATGATACTAGAAAAGAGATACAGAGATATGAATCACTCTCGAAAGAGAAAGATACTTTTTCAACTCCTCTCGTAGATTCTAGATATAATACCTATGTCTTAGTAATAGGTGAAAGCGCCCGGAGAGACTTCTTCCATAATTATGGCTTTCCAATCAATAACACACCATTCACCAGTTCAGTGAATGGAAAATTTTTCACTAACTATATTTCTGCAGCAAGTTCAACTCAGTTATCCCTGACTAATTCAATAGCAATGAATAATAAAATAGCCAATAATATCATTGCATTATCAAGAAAGGCTGGATTCGAAACTTACTGGTTATCCAATCAGGGTTCTATCGGATTTCATGATACGCCTGTTGCCATTATAGGTAAAAGCTCATCATACCCTTATTTTCTGAAAAAATTCGATTATGATGACAAAACTCTTTCTGATCAGTTGCTCCTTCCTAAAATTGAAGAAGCTATTAACAGCAATAGTAAGAAAAATAAACTTATTGTAGTTCATATCATGGGTAGCCATCCGCCATCCTGTGATAGAACCAATGGTGAATATGATCGCTTTTACAAAAATAAACCCTTATCCTGCTATATTCAGAGCATCAAAAATACAGATGCGCTACTTGCAAAGATATATAATGCTCTTAAATCAAAGAACGACAAATGGAGCATGATATATTTTTCAGATCATGGTTTGTCATTCAATAAATATAAATCAACAAATGATATCAACCTAACTCATGGCGATAAATACCAGCAAAACTATGAAGTTCCGTTCTTTGTGCTCTCTTATAACGATACCACTAGGGAAAATTACAACAATAAAAGAAGCGCATTGCACTTCATGTCATTATTTTCCCAATGGACAGGCATAAAAGAGCCAAGTATTGAAAATCACGTATGCGACTTTATATCTGAGCAGAAATGTGAAGACCAAGATAGTATTATCAATTTTAGCAATAAAAAAGTAATGCACAGCGCGTTACCATCAGATAAACACGCTGTTCTTGATTAACAGATATCCTCCGGCTGAGCCGGAGGGCTGTTATCATACAGTACGATACCATCCCATCAGCATGATATAAGCGTTTACTACTGATACCAACGAACCACTACCCATATTTCCTGTAATGGCGGTAAAACTATGGCTATGCGCCCCAATCCCAATAGTATGGTTATGTCCCCCGGAATTAGACAATGTTCGGGTTTCCCATCCTGAGTTTGAGTTTCCCCCCAACATCGTACCCCCGACCAGTATTATAATTGAGTATTGTGTATGTATGAGTGTTCAGTGCCTTGCCATTCACCTGACGCCCTGCCGGTACACGACCATTCGCATTATGATTCGCCGCATTCGCAAAATCATACGCCGCTTTTACTGCTTTGGGTGATGGCAGCTGTTGGCATGTTTCTGAATAGCGTCATCCAAATATTCACGTGTAGCCAGAATGACAAATGGATCAACTTTTAATGTCACCGAATCCGCACTGCTGACAATCAGGATCATGCGGATGGTCTGGATTTTATCCAGAACCACATCTTTCAACGGGGCTTTCAGTTCCACACGCTGGATACTCCTCTACATGCAGTGCGGCATAAATTGCCGACAATGACTTACTCGTCAGTGAAAAAATTGGGGCTATCGACTGGAACACATTGGCCCTGGATGGCTGTTTGACTAAATCTGGTTCGTTGGGGAAAACGGGTTGAAACTATGAAGCCATGCTTCATGTGGCTTGTAGTTTAATTGTCCGACATATAATCCTATTGAGATAGACGCTTAATTGAGTACCAATTAGCACATACTGACCGAAACAGCATAACAATCACGCCCAATATTTAGAATAACGCCGAGAAATGCTGCAATGATTTCTGACTATATCCCCCCCACCCCACCAATGCCGCAATGTTTGCACCTCTCACTAATCCCATTCAGTGATAATCCCATTTAATAACAGTAAATTATGTAACTGCATGCACACCTCACAGATTAAGAAAATTCCGATCACATATTAGGAAAAGTTAATTAGTATGAGCTACAGCTTTAGTGTGTTTTTATTCGAAGCTGAGTTAACTGTATAAAACCTAATAAGGGGATTTAGTTGAAACTATTACATTTAATTAACCTACAAGGATTTGGTGGTGCAGAACGGCTAGGGCAACCGCATGAATGTTCAAATATCATCCAAACCGGAAAACCCTGCTTGTAATACCTGCTCCAAAAAGCCGATTTTCATCCAGGCTCGTTTACGTTTCATTCTGATACTTAATTTAGTCGTTTCTTTTTTTAACATATTTAACGCGACCCGTCTCAATATCGCGATGTTTTCCGCTGCATTTTTACGGTAAATTTTGCAGTCATCTTCCCGAAAGGAGACATCCAGTATCCAGTGAAGATTATTTTCGATCTGCCAGTGGCTACGTATGGCCTGAGCAAACTGTTCTTCTGTTAACTCTGCAGAACTGATGGCGTAACGGTATTCCAGGCTGGCGGATTTTCCTTTTTCTTGCCGGTATCCGACTGTCACGCCAACTGTTTTTAATTCAGGCCATTCCGGGAAATGGGCGACTAATGAACTCGCATCCATGACATGACTTTGCCTAATTTCAATACGTCCATGCCCCTGTTCTATGTGTACTTTTTCTCTTGTCAATGACCCGGAGAGTTGTCCCGCCAGTGCCTCCCTGACTACACGGTGGAGATTTTTCTGATTGTCTTTCACACTCAGCAAATAATCAGCGCCCGCCTCAATAATGTCCCGGGCTATCTGGGTTTGACATCCCATTGCATCAATGGAAATGAGGGCGCCTTTCAGTTCCAATAACTTAATCAGTTCAGGGATGGCAGTGATCTCATTTGACTTACTTTGTGTTCTGACCTGACCAATGACGAGTTGGTTTGCAGCGGCGTAAGCACTCACCATGTGGAGAGTTGAATAACGATCTTCACGATGATAAGAGCCACGCAATACTTTACCGTCGATCGCCACTAATTCCCCTTTGGTGAGTTGGTGAACAGAACGCATCCAGTTGATAAAACAGAGATTAAATTGTTCTGGTTTGATGCGAGAAAGGACCCGGGCAATGGTGTCATCAACAGGAACGCCTTCTTTGAACATACCTTGTTTAAGAAACCAGTCATGATGGCCTTCAGTATATTCCTGAATATCACTCCAGCCCTCCGCCCCCGCAATAATCGCGCAAAGGGTGGCAAACAAAATGTCAAATAAAGGATAGGCCACTTTGGCCGTCTGGCGTGGGTCTTTGATATCGGAGAAATGGTCAGTGAAACTGTCAAGGTACATGGTATTGACTCTCAAAAGAGAGTATAAGATCACAGCTATTTACTCGAATCAACTTAATTTACCGTTGGCTAAAAAACATTCGCGATCTTGCCCTGGCAGAACGGCTTTTTCTTGAATACTTGAAAAATAGTTCTTTTGAAAATGAGATTTTATGTACAAGTAACGTTTTGAACGAAAACCTGATCTCCGAACTGCAGGACTTTGAGATTAATTATGCTAATATAATTGGATCAACTTCAATAAAATATCCTACTTTCCTGAGAAAAATAGCGCTAACAAAGAAAATAGAAAAAGCGAAAGCAGATAAAACTATTATTTGGGATTTTGTTCCTAGGCTATCAAGAAAACCTAAAAATACTGATTTTATTTATTACGATCATGGTAGCTCTTGGCAATATAGGGTCAATAATAAAACGTTAAAATTTTTCAATATGTTAGATTCTGCTATTGCAGTTTCCCATGCATCAAAACGAGTCATGGAGCTTAAATTCAATCCTAAAATAGAAATACAAACAGTGATAAACAGGCTTCCTTGTAAATCTTCGATACGTAATAAAAGTATAACAAACAAACAAACCATTATACTAGGAACAGCATCTAGATTAATAGGACTAAAAGGAATAGGTATTGCTATTCTTGCACTCAATGAATTATTAAAAAAAGGTATAAAAGCTAAATTAATTATTGCTGGAGAAGGTGAGCAAAAAGAAGATCTGCGTAACTTGGCGATAAAATTAGGGATAGAGGAAAACGTAGAATTCATTGGCTATCAATCTGATATGGCCACATTTTACTCAATTGTTGATATCTACATCAGTACGCCAGTTGCTGAGGCGTTTGGATTATCATGTATTGAAGCCATATCAAATGGAGTTCCTGTAATATTCCCGCTTTCGAATGGACAACCTGAAGCGATAAAAAATAAAATATGCGGTATCGGTATCATCCCTGATATTTCAGTGGATGAATATTATCAAATGACAGGACTTACCGTTAATTTCCCACATGATATCTACGATCCTATCAATGATTGCATGACCTCCCCTAAGTTAATTAATCCTGCAAAATGTGCTGTAACTGTCCAACTCGTTATTAGTGATTATAACCAATTAAGTAAAAATGCTATTGAGTGGTCAAAAGAAACCATGAACTATAATTTATTTATTAAAGAATTTGAATTGGCTATAAATAATAAATAGGTTAAAACATAGCGGCGTACTTTTTCACCGCTATATTTCACTATTATATTTTCTATTTTGATAATACTACTTGATCCATTATTTGCGCCCCATCCTGCCATCTTAATGTCGAAGGTGGTATAAATTCAATTCTTCCCCACCAATTTCCCGGCCATTGGGTCGAAAATACTCGACTGGCTACAGGAACTTCAAGAGGTAAATACTGTCCATTTTTGGTTCTAATATAGACTAAACAACCAGCTATACTTTCAGTGCAATTCATCGTTCCTCTATCTTGAACCCATCCTGTCCAAACAACCGTCTCTTGTGTTCTCCGAGTACCTGCATCACGTTGCAAATACCGACTATCACTCTCCCCTCTGGTATAGCACTCTCCTCTGACCGCATAATTCCCTGCTGGCTGATAATTCCCCGCGGGTTGGTAGTTACCACGTGACTGATATCGTCCGTCTGATTCGCCTCTGGTATAACTTTCCCCACGGATGGCGTAATTGCCAGCTGGCGCATAGTTGCCTTTGGGTTGATTACGCCCGTCACTTTCGTTCTTTGAGTAGCTGTAACCGGCGGTCAGGTAATTCCCTCTTTTAGCTGAAAACGTTGATTGGATTCTTCCTTGTTATACGCCCCAACATCACCTGCGTTCAGTGAAATATCCGTATTCAGTTCCTTGCCATTCACCTGACGTCCTGCCGGTACACGACCATTCGCATTATTATTCGCCGCATTCGCAAAGTCATACACCGCTTTTACTGCTTTGGGTGTTGCCGCCTGCGTTTCACTGCTGCTGTCCACCGCGCTGCTCAGGATGACAAATCCCTTCTCTTTCAGCGTCGCGTCAGGGTGATGGCGGCTGTTGGCATGTTTCTGAATAGCGTCATCCAAATATTCACGGGTAGCCAGAATGACAGACGGATCAACTTTCAATGTTACCGAATCCGTACTGCTGACAATCAGGATCATGCGGATGGTTTGGGTACGGCCGGTACCTTCCTGCAATTGTGGTTTGTAGGTTTCTGCGCAGTTACCTACCGCAATCAAAATACCGTCTTTGTCGAACAAGCCGATTTCACGGATCCACCAGCCACCTTCATTTTCAGGGATCACCTGTTCAGTAATGATTTGGTTCGTTGGGAAAAATGGGTTGAAATTATGAAGCCATACTTCATTCGGCTTGTAGTTTAATTATCAGGCATATAATCCTATTGGGATAAGCTCTTAATTGAGTACCAATTATCACATACTGGCCGGAACAGTATCCGTGGCATATACAACCATGCACAATATCTTGATAAGCGCCGTGAAATGATGCCATGGTTCGCTGACTACATTGACAGGCTATCGGTGATATAACCATTCCACACAACCCCCACCAATGCCGCAATGTTCGCCACCCATCCCCACTCACAATTTTCCCAACCCACCAATGATGCGATGGTTGATGAGGTGTCGTGGCGGCAGTCTTTATCTGGTGTTACTATGGATTCATAATCATCTAACCTTATCCACAATGATGGTAAATTTGAGAACGATTATTATGCAATCTTATATAAAATACAAATTACATAAATGGGCCAGAAAAGGATCATGGCTCAGTGATTTACTTGATAGGATGTTTCTGCGAAATAAAAAAATAGCAATAGTATCCGACAATTGCTGGGGGATCAGGCTATATAAGAATCTGAATCGCCCATACAACACACCATTTATTGGATTGACTATCCCTCCGGATGATTTTTTAAAAATCATTTCTAATTTAGAAGAATATTTGAATATTGAGTTAAAAATTAGTGACTTTTCCAACGCTGACAAGTTCCCTGTTGCATTTCTGTCTGGTATCAGAATTAATTTTATTCATTACAAAAATGAAGAAGATGCAATTGAAAAATGGAATAGGCGTAGATTAAGACTTATGTCTTTTCTTAACGAGAATGGTATTGATTCTATTATATTCAAATCCTGTCACGTGGATTCTAAAGATGATGTTTTTGTGAAAAAATTCAAAGAATTAGATCTAAAAAGAAAAATATTCCTAGAAAAAGATAGCATAATAATAAAAAGAAATGGTGATTTCCCTGATGGATTAGAATTGTACGAAATAAGGTTATTGTATTATTTTAACTTCATAAAATTATTTAAATATCTATAAAGTTCCAGCTCCTATGCCTCGTACCCAATATGTTCATATCGACATTAAGCCCTCTTGCATATAACAGATACCCATTGATAAATTATCCCTGTATCCCTACATTCCCACCCCTTATAAGCAGAAAGATTTGCAGTGCTCTTCACATCATATCTGTTATCACTCTCCCTTCTGACCGCATAATTTCCCGCTGGCTGATAATTCCCTGCGTTTTGGTAATTCCCTTTTGACTGATACCGGGAATCTGATTCCAATTTGGTGTAGCTTTCCCCTCTCAGTGCGTAATTTCCGGCAGACTGATAATTGCCCTTTGGCTGAAAATGGTTATCCGACTCCTCTTTGCCGTAACTGTATCCCGCAGACGCATAGCGACCCATCAGCTAAAGATGGCTGATTGGACTCTTCTTTATTATACGCACCAACATCTCCTTCCTGCATTCGTCCACTATTTCTCAGTTATTTTATAAATTAGATATTTGAGCTTCCAAATATATCCAGATAACAGTTTGCCCTGCTTACTTAATTTTTTGGCATAGATTCTCATTTGTCTCGCTGTTCTTGGTATATCGTAAGGAACATCATGCCATGGAGAATCACTATAAAATACATCATATATATCACTTTTCTCGTACCATAGCTGCCATGGCTTCGGTGTGCCTGTGAAATGAATAAACACTGTTTCATCACCAACGTTTACATCCTCCATGAAATTATTATAAATCTGATTTAAATATTTAACCTTTCCTTCCAGGATTATATTTAATACATCCTGATCAGGATACTTAAAATCTCTTATTTTTATTAGAGTTGAAAACTCTTTGAAGATATCATTTTCTACCCATGCGATAGTATTAATAAGCATAACGCCAGAATTGAAGTAATGTGTTTTATCTTTTATTCCAATATAATTAACATTATCAACATCTAAGGATTTATGGTTAACAACGCACGATATCTCATTATTTTTAAATTTGTGATTCATTAATTCATCTAATTTACCAACACATAATAGATCAGCATCAAGATACAGAACCTTATCAGTTACACTGTGAAGAATATAGGGGACGATAATCCTATAATACATTGATATAGGTAAATTTTCTTTTTCCTGTAACCCCTTAAACCGTGAATCATTAAATATATGAATAGTTATATTTGCATCTATATTTTTTAATCTTTCAATACTATCATCACTAATTTCATTAATAAATATATGGAATTTCAGTTTTTTATTACTGTTTGTTTTTAATATAGAAGAAATAACTACTCCTGCAGGCCTTAAAAACTTTTCATCAACGCCAAAAGCGATATGCAACATCGGCTCCTCTTTATTAGAAGAGCCGATGTTAATTACATCATGTACTATTGTATCGAATTGCATAGTTTATACCCTGCGGGGTCTTTAGTGTATGGGCATATGATAGCAAACTATGTATCCGTATGGCATGCAAAACAAAAATTTCTATACAGAGACAAGTAACTCAATAACCCCCCATCCAGACACAATTCTGACCTGGGAAGCTGACATCGGTTTTAGCATAGTGTATTCATTGTTAAAACCGATTTGATACCATTCGCTCATAGTTTGTGGACATACCCCTCCACCTATTAATTTATTAGTTCCGCTATCATTTAACCTTGCATATACCGCCAGCCCTCTTATATCTCTGGACACGTTGACGGTTGTTTCCCCCTTAATTTCAGATCCTTTCCAGATACTAACTAAACTGACATTTGTTCCTGCTCTCTGATATCTCCCATCACTCTCCCCTCGGGTATAACACTCCCCTCTGACCGCATAATTCCCCGCTGGCTGATAATTTCCAGCAGTCTGGTAGTTACCACGTGACTGATACCGCCCGTCTGATTCGCCTCTGGTGTAGCTTTCCCCTTTCAGTGCATAATTGCCAGCAGGCGCATAGTTTCCTTTGGGTTGATAGCGTCCGTCACTTTCGTTCTTTGAGTAGCTGTAACCGGCGGTCAGGTAATTCCCCTTTAGCTGAAAACGCTGATTGGATTCTTCCTTGTTATACGCCCCAACATCACCTGCGTTCAGTAAAATATCCGCATTCAGTGCCTTGCCATTCACCTGACGTCCTACCGGTACACGACCATTGGCATTATTATTCGCCGCATTCGCAAAGTCATACGCCGCTTTTACTGCTTTGGGTGTTGCCGCCTGCGTTTCACTGCTGCTGTCCACCACGCTGCTCAGGATGACAAATCCCTTCTCTTTCAGCGTCGCGTCAGGGTGATGGCGACTGTTGGCATGTTTCTGAATCGTGTCATCCACATATTCACGGGTGGCGAGAACGACAGATGGATCAACTTTTAATGTCACCGAATCCGCACTACTGACAATCAGGATCATACGGATGGTCTGAGTACGGCCAGAACCTTCCTGCAATTGCGGTTTGTAGGTTTCTGCGCAGTTAGCCACCGCAATCAGAATACCGTCTTTGTCGAACAAGCCGATTTCACGTATCCACCAGCCACCTTCATTTTCAGGGATCACCTGTTCAGCAATGATTTGGTTGGTGTTTTTGGGATCGATGCTCAGCGTATTAATCGCTGCACGACGTTTTTCATTAATCAGTTTGGTTTGTTGGGTATCCGGCGTCGGCAATTTGCCACCCCCATCACCGACGGCCATATGGGTAATTTCAATTTTAGTCCCCAGTGCCGCCGCATTTGCCAACTTATCTGCGCCTAACTGCGTCAGTAGCGCAAAATATTTGCTACTCATGCTCTAATCCTCATGTCATCAATAATATGTACGCCCGCACCCACAACGTCTAAGCCAGATACGGTTACTTGTTCCGGGAAATAAGGGTAAACGGTCAGTTCGTCACCACTGTAAGTCGCCGCTGAGTAGTAATAGTCACCGCGTGTATCCAGATTGATGTCCAATCCAATCAAATGTCGGCTGACTGGCTTGGCATCAAAAATCAGTTTCTCCAGCTCTTCGAACATTTCATGGGTGATACCGCTATCCAGTACCCCAATATCTAATCGGAAAGTGCCCGGTGCATCGTTGGTCTGCCACCACTCTTTTACACGGATGAGGTAACCCAAAGGCTCAACAACCCGCCGGATCGCACCAATCGTTCCTTTGTGTTTGTGCAGGAACAATGAGTTTTTGATCACCTCCCTCTTGGTACTCTCACCCCAGTTTTCGTCCCAACGATCGACTGACCATGCCCATGCCAGATAAGGCAACAGTAATGCCGGACAGGTGTCTGGATTCCACAGTTCACGTAGCGGCACGTTGACTTTCTGTAACTCTGCGCAGGCTTTGGCCGCGGCAAGTTCCAACGGGGTCGAGCCCATTGGCAGAAGGCGATCATTCATCCGAACCTCCCAGTGTCAGGGTGGTTTTGATGCAGTAAGATGCCTGGGTTTTATCCAAAACCACGTCTTTCAACGGCGCTTTCAGTTCCACACGCTGGACACCCTCGACATGCAATGCGGCATAAATTGCCGACAACCGAATGTCACGCCCCAGACGATGCTGAGCTTCAACATAATGTTTCAGCTTCTGTTCTGCCGCCTTGCGGATAGGTTCTGATTCTGGTGTCGGGAAGATGTAGAGCACCGCATCAATTTCATATTCCACAATGTTGGCCGACTGGACTTTCAGGCGATCAGCCACGGGACGCACGTTTTCGTCGTTTAGCGCTTTTTCGACTATTTCCAGCAGTGCCTGGGACGCGATGCCCTTGTCCTCCCGCGACATAATGGTCACGGTGACGTTAGCTGGCGACGGACTCATTGCCGATGCATCCGCCACACGACCATCGGCACTGCGTGCATGGTATTCATATGCACCAACCGGGCCTGCAACGCTCAAACCTTCAAAGGCTTGTGGAATACGAACACGGTAATCATTATCGGATTCCATCACCGCCGGCGTCGGGGGTACACTCGCGTTATCCGCAGGGCGCAGAACCATGCGGGATACGTTGTTGTTCGCACCCAATTGATCCAAATCACTGCCTGTCGAATAGGCCACCATCACCGCCCGGGCCGCTTCGTTAACGCGTTGACGCAAAAGCAACTCGCGATAAACATTCTCTTCCAGCAACTTAACCAAAGGTTCAGATTCCAGTTGCAATGTACGAGCAATAGCCTCTTGCTGATCGTCCGGGTAGAGTGATATCAACCCTTTTTTACGCTCTTCCAGTAGTTGTTCGTAATCCAGTGGCTCAACCACATCCGGTGGTGGCAACTGGCTTAAATCGATTGTTGGCATACCTTACCTCTCAGGAATAGCCTCACCGGGAATGGTTCACCGGAATAGAAAGTGAAAATTCCTTGGCGGATTGATGATAAGTACCGGTAATATCCACCACCATTTTGCCGTCCTGTCCGGTTTCCATCGTGATGGATGTCAACGTCACTCGAGGCTCCCAACGGCTGATTGCGGTATAGCTGGCGGCCATAACTTGAAGCCTGAGTGCTGGATTTTGAGGCCAGTCGATCAGTTCTGGCAGCAAAGAGCCGTAAGTACGACGTGCAATACGACTCCCCACAGGGGTTAATAAAATATCGCTGACGGATTGCCGGACGTGCGCCAAATCGGTCAACGCTCGGCCCGTCTGCCGATTCATTCCCAGGTACATCATACCGGGCCTCCTGATGTGTCACCGCCTGACCTGATGCCGGTGTGTTTATGGGAGTCCACGACCACACCGTTGGAACTGAATGTGCCTCCGGTATGTTCAATATTGCCCGTCATTTTGCCGCCGTTGCGCACAATTAAATTGCCTGTGCTCATCAGCTGCGTACAGATGACTTCCGGTGTATCTAGCGTAATGCGGGTGCTGGCAACACAGGTGATGTCCGGCGCAGTAATATGGACTGCATCCGATGCCATGATTGTCGCGGTTTTGATACCCGTCACAGTCAATGCGCCAGATTGCGGTTCATACTCCATCACAGCACCATCTGGAAACTGGATATGTGTTGCCTCCGGTGATATTGATGGCGCCGGAAACTCATCGGAAAAAATCGCCGGCAATACAAAGGCGGTGGTCAGCTCTCCGCCTATGGACAGTAATAAAACCTGCTCACCGACACTGGGTGCCCACCATGTGCGGGCGTTTCCCGCTCTGGATGTCAACCAGTGCAGCCAGTTGGTTTCAAGGTTACCTGTCGCGACCCGGCACATTCCCCTGGTGGTATCCACTTGGGTAATCACGCCTGTTCGGATCAGGTTGCGCAATAAGCGCATCAGTTCAGTGAGTTGTGTGTTCATAGCGTAAGAATGCCATGAAAAAGCAGGCAGAACATTAAACCGGGCTTGTGGGAAACATCACACAAAACCAGATAAAAATTCATTTAAAATCAATAAGTTTAATAAAAACAAAAAGCCTTCTCTGGAACCAAAGAAGGCTTTTTAAGGATTGCTTGAATAAGACGAAACGACACCGCAAGACTCGGCAATCAGTGCAATCACTCAAGCTTACACTGCCGAACAACATCACGGATATACTGTTGTAAATAGTCTAATTTCGCCTGGTCGCTGATCATTCCGGCTCGGATATCGTAAATAGCGCGTCCAGCTTTTGCAGTGAGTTCGACTTGGGTTCCATTGCCCATGCGGCGGGCGCGGGGATCTCGGTTTTGGCTGAGCTGACAGGTAGCAAGGTTGGCGGCGGCGATTTGCACCCGCCGATGACCAGCAGCAATGTCAACACGCAGAGCGGTGTTTTCTTCGGTAACATGGGCTAATTTTCCTGAATAATATTCATCCAATTGTGCAGCCCGCTCTTGCGCCTCTTTCATTTGCTCAATCGCGGCCAACGTTTCTGAACGTGCTTTTTGATTGATGGCAACAAGTTGTGCCGCCTGTTGCTGTTTCAGGTTCGCCACTTCACTGAGAGACAAGGCTCGATGTCCCCACCAGCCCAGGCTTCCGCCAATGAATAAAGCCACCATTAAAGGCATTTTCTTCATGATTTCCCGCACTGAGTGGGCGATAAAAAATACCGGCCTTAATCCCACAGCTGGATAATGGGTTTACTGGCGGCGGGCATAAATTCAGGCATCTCAACGTTCGTTCCATGAGGCAATACTACGCCCAGATCTGCCAAGCCGGGATTGGCCTGCAACACCCGCTCAGTCATGCCCAATGTGCGGCCGTAATGACGCCAACAAATAGCGTCAACGGTTTCATTTTGTTGTGCGATAACTTGCATGTACTCTCCTTCTCTTTACAGAACATCGTCAGTCAATCGAAGCGTTATGATCAAATAATCAGGGAAACACCTCAATCAAGTGAGATTGTCAGGGAGGCCACACTCATAAAGCACCCTGTTGAAACTGTCTATAAGTTCGTCTCCGTCATCACAAAGTACAAAGGCCGGAAATGATTTCCGGCCTTTGTCTGATTTTATCTTACTTATAATGATTGACCCTGCTACCCATTGGAAGAGACTGCGCTTTCCAGTGAAGATATGATCGATGCAGAAACATTAGCTCGTTGATCGAAAAGTATTTCCTCGCATTCTTTTCCTCCGCCAAATCTATTCTTCTTCTGTTGAAACCGAATCCCTTAACATTTTGTTACCGGGCACCCTATGACCTAACGGGCTGTTTTCCAGTTTACTTTGGTAACTGTTAAACTTGTTCTCATAAGGTGCAGATAGCTCCGCTATCCAAACCAGTGCCAGCTCTTTATCTTCTGCATGATTGCATTCACAACTTGTTGCCATTCGAGCAATGAAATTGATACGTTGCGCTACCAATGATTCCATAAGAGATTCCACTGATTTATTCGCCTCCATATAATAAGCTGTATGTATATACAGTACACATAATAAAACTAAAATTAAAGTCATTTTTACCTTTTCTAGTGATTAAATTTGATAGTTAATCACTATTATTTGTTGTTTTTGCAGAAATATTTACCAACTCGATGATTTTATCCACTACAGCCATTCCGCGGACCGAATGTCACATTTATCTGTTCATTCGTACAGTTATTGACAGAACTCCAAGGTGAGAATTTTTTGCCACTTTGATAAGCGATCCTTTTTGTTCCTGAGACGGAAGTCACTTTTGCCCTGGTTGTCGGTTCTGATTTTGGTACGATTGACCATTGATGAATACGTGTACAAATAAATTCTGCGTGAGATAAAAATGGCGAAGTCACCCCCTGAATAGAGTGAACATCTTCACCATAAGCGCTGCCAAAAGGGATACGTTGATAAGATAGGCGAATGACTAAATCACGACGCGCAACCCACGGCCCCCCTTGGGCTTGAGTATATGCAGCCCAATTCCCCGCATCTGCCGCCTGTAAAACAGCATTTATCTTAGTATCAGATAAACGCACTGCTCTAAGACGACGTAATTCGCGCCAAACCGACACTGGCGCTCCCCCAATTTGCTGGAATTGGCGAATACGCCAACGACTTGCCCATGCCGTTACTGACTTTGCCATATCACGCAAAGATCCGCCGGTTTCATGGTCTTTTTCTTCTTCTAACGCATAACCATCAATATTTTTGGAAATGTACTTCGCCATGTAACCTGTGGCACTGCCTTTTTTTGGGTCCAGCACCCGATAATCGAAACGTGCTTTTTTTGCGCCATCGCTTTGCAACTCTGCCTGTTCTTCTTGGCAAGCGTAATGCTCAAGGATCTTTCTGACTTGCAACAAATGCGCCGGTAACATAAATAACACCATATGCCAATGCGGTGTACCATCATGATGGGGTTCTACCACACGGAAACCAAATAGATTAATCTCTGCTCTGGCAAACGCCGCTCGTGCTTTCGCCCAAACGCCACATAAATAACGTTGAGTATCACGTGGTGTAGCACCACTCCAGGATTTGATAAATCCGCCCTTGTGCTGGACAGCATGGTATTTCGCCGGCGCCGTGATGGTATAAAACTCCCCGACACAGTCCATTTTATTGGCAATCTCTTCGAAACCGCGCATTCTGACCATTAATTCGCAACGTCGGATCGCCGGATTCGCGTTGCTATGCACAACCGTCTCCGCCAGTGAAATACGTTCCCCTTGTTCATTTTCTAAATCAAATTGTTTGAAAAATTCACGATTACGCTGTTTTTGTTCCAGCCATTCCCGTAATGCCTGACGTGAGACATAAGGAGAAGCAGCTTGCTGTACCTGTCCAACGGCAATAGCCATATGTTCAGACTGAATATCACGCAAACGCTTTAGACGAAAATACCACCAACGATCAGACATCATGCGCAACATACCGGAACAGAGTTGATCGACCGATGGCATTTTGCGTCCACAATTAAAGCGCTGCCAATAAGGCGGCTGAATACCACATTGCAAGGTGAGTTTTGCCAGTAACCGTACAATCTGGCCACACGGGAACATGACGCCTCTGTCTCATCAACGGCGGTCTCATCAACGAAAATGGGCGCGTACTTTTTGGCAAAAAGTAAAGAGTAATGCTCATAGTGACCAGAAATGAAAACAGCAATGTCGTGAGCAAGTTTCAAGAGTTGCTTGCGACCATAAGTCACCATCTTTTCCAACGGCTCAATAAAAGGAAAAGGGGTCATACCAGAAACACAATGAGTAAATTGATACCGTTCTTTTACCAACTGCAATCTCGGCATGACATTCTGTCCTACCGTTTTTCTGAGGAAAGCATTTGCATCACGACGACCCGAACGGTTAAAGATATCGATATAACGACGGCTGAAATATTTCGCCAAAAAATCCGGCAGTTGTCCTATATATTGGTGACGCCATTGATGATCTTCTGCATTGACTGACCATAACAGACGCTCAGCCATCGAACTACCTTGCGGGATAATGGACTGAAACCTCGCTATTTGCTGACTTTGAGCGATCAGATAATCACGCTTTGGTTGATCAGTGATAATGTGATTATTCATCAGGTTCACCCCATTCAGGATAAGCAACAGCCTGGCGTACTCATGCCATTTATTCAAAGTGATAACGTGTTTAGCACACTGCCATTAATGAAATCAGGGTCGTTAATTAGACAGTGTCAGGAACTTCGGAAATTGACTGACCACGACTTTGATATGGTTCATCGCCTTAATCAGCGCCTGTTTTTCCTCCTGAGTAAAATGATTGAGTTCACTATCGTGGCGAGAACGGGGAATATTGGCTAAATAGAAAATGGCGGATAATGCTCGTCTATTCTCTTCATAATAGTGATCCCTTTTATCACGCATATCAGCCAAAAAACGGTTCAACTCCTTTTCATTGTCACCCCAGTACGTCGCTCTAATCCTCGACAGGTGGTTCAATCCTTCCAGCCGTTGACCGAGGTTCATCTGGGCAAACTTTTCTTTCTCCGTATTCGCCATGTTTTCCCTCAACATTTTCTCACCAAACGATCCCCCAACCGTATCAGGCTCTTTTCAATAGCCCGCCCCATTTCAACGTGTTCTTCCCTCAGAGATTACTGAAAGAGGTCAATATCAGGCATAAAGATTGAAATCTGGGCGTTCATGATGCAATATCTCTCAATGGTTTTCAGCCTAACCAATCTGGGTCCACAAAAGATCTCATAACGAGATCTTTTGTGGGATACTAATATCTCTTATCTGTACTGTCAATGAAAAATACCAATATTGAGATCAAAATGGGAGCCGATAGTGGGGGAAGACCTGCTATTGAACGTCTTGTCCGCGCCTATGGATTCAAATCACGTCAGGCCCTCAGTGACCATTTAGGCGTTTCCAAAAGCACGATGGCAAACCGCTACCTTCGTGATAGCTTTCCAGCGGATTGGATCATCCAGTGTAATCTCGAAACGGGCGCTTCACTCTTGTGGTTAAGCACGGGTCAGGGAGACATGTATCCAGAGGGAGAAAACGGCAAAAAAACGGAACGATTGGAAGATATTATTGCCCCATCCATCCCACGCGTAAAATTAGCCGGCGGTAAGCTCAATGAAGCCAGCCCGGTGATTTTAGACAGTGAATTGATCCCAAATGGACTCCAGAATCCACTGATTATTGATGATCATACTTCGTGGTATCTGCTGGATACGCAGGAGGATAGTATTCAAGATGGCTTATGGCTGGTGGATATTGAGGGCATGCACAGTATCAAAAAGATCGCCAAAATCCCAATCAGTAAGATTCGGGTTAGTGATAATGACGTTACTTTCGATTGTGCCATCAGTGATATCCAATTTATCGGCCGCGTCGTGCTGGTCATATCCAGACAATAG